CAGTTTTCAACTAGCCAAAAAGATACATATATGAACGAAAGGCTTATATGTTTCGCATATAGGTATAAATACGCAAACAATGAATACTCGGCTACTTCTCAATGGACTTTGCCAGCGTTTACACCTAAACCTTTTAGTTTAAGTTTAGAAAGTTCTTTAAATGAAGGAATGATAAATGCTTTTAACAGTGTTGAACTAACATACAATACAGGAAGCTCTTTAGTTACCGAAATAGAAGTGCTTTATAAAGAGTCAGCAAGCAATACTATTAATGTTATTGAATCATTTAGCAAGAGTGAACTTGGTTTAGGTAATGACAATAATGAAACAATGATGTTTGATAATAATAAAATTTTTACAATATTGGCTGATTCTGAAATTTTAAGATTATATGACAATGTGCCGTTATTGGCTAAAGCTCAAACAATAATGGGTAATAGATTGATGTATGGAAATTACATAGAAGGATACGACTTACTTGACACCTCAGACGAGGCAATACAATTTAACTACTTAGCCTCCTTAAAAGAAACAGTTATAAATGAAGAAACCTTACCCGCTATTTTCTCTTCAGGGGAGTATGAGATAGATTGTTCAGGAGGTAGTGCTGCTGTTACAAGTTCTACTAATGCAGTTATGACTATCTATTTAACTTCGGATGGATTATCGACAGGAAGTCCACTAAGCTTACTAAGTGGAATGGTTCTAGATTTTGATGTAGATTTTTTACATCAGCAATTTACAGGGGACACGAGTGGAGGTTTTACCGCACCTACAGCTACAACGCCTTTAACCAATATGACTATATCGTTTACATTCCCTAGAGATTATGCTTCTGCATATGATTTAGCGACTAGTTCTGAGTTTGTGTCTTTTATGGGGTCCCCTACTAATATACAAAAAGTTGTAGATTGTGCTGAGGGAACTACGATATCGGATAGATTTAATTGTCTAATTCCTCAAACATTAGCGGGAGCAACTGGTGGCTCTTCACCTAATTTAACTAAATGCTGGAGTGGAACAAAAGATGAGTTTTGCA